TGCTTAATCATATCGTGAAAGTAACGCCAAATGAGACTATAACAATAACTATCGGCGCAGGCGGTTCAGGCGGAAGCGGAAGTGGAGGAAATAATGGAGCTCCTGGTGGGTCAGGAGGGACAACGAGTGTTGTTGGTTCAACGTCTGGGACTTTAATAACCCTTCCGGGTGGGGGTGGTGGCGGAGGAGGATCAACGAGTGGAGGAGCTGGTGGGTTATATGCAGGAAAAATCGCATATATCGGAAGGGGTGGGAACGGAGGAGCTTCGGATCTTAGTGTTACTGCCAGTCCGGGGCAAGCGTCGTTTCTATATTCTCACAATAATGGTGGAAACGCCGGATCAGTTGAGCCTGCTGGCGGTGGAGGAGCAGGATCCCCCTGGGGAGCAGGCGGCAACGGAGGAAATGGAGCGGGTTATGCTAATGGTAGTCCAGGGCAGACAGCGCAAGGCTATGGTGCAGGTGGTGGAGGCGGCGGTGGAACAATTAACGGGTCGACCGGTGGAAACGGAGGTGCAGGGAGCCAGGGCGTCGTTGAGATAATGTATTTAAGCAGTTAAAGGAGGTGGTAAAATGAGAGTTGCTTGTATTGATCCTACAACCAATGAAGTAATAAACGTAATAGAAGTAGAAAGCTTAGATAAAGTTCCTGATATAGTTTTAGTAACTCCTGATGGGAAAATTGTTAGAAAAGATGAAGTAATATTAAAACCAACAAATACGGGTTCGGTTTCTGATTTGTACATAGAAGGGAAAGGCTTTTATAGGTTAATAGAATAACGATTAGATGGTTTTATAAAAGTGTTTTTAGGGGTTTAAAAATAAAATAAGAAAATGAAATAAAAAATGAAGCAAGCAATAAAAATGCTAAAACTTTAGAAGAGTTGAGCGAGGTCAGAATTGAGTTTGAAGGATAAAATACTGAGAATTTGGAATTCAAAATGGAATCCTTTTGGTAATTATGATGATCCTATTCCTCCAGAGTGGTGTTTTACTAAGTATGGGGGGTTTGCTTGGGTTTATTGGTATTTTATAAGGAATCCGCTTCATAATTTTGATCATTATTGGATAGGAACAGGGAATTTTCCTTCTGAATGGAATACCTATCACAGCAAAAGAAGTTGGAATTTAATTTTGCCTTTATTCAGTTTTAGATGTAAATGGTTTAGGTTTTATATAGGTTGGAGACCTAAAAAAAGTGGGTCCCAAATTTTTGGGATACGAATAAAGTTTACTTTTAAACAAAAATAGGAGGGGTAAATGCCTAAGCCTCGCAAAAAGAAGGATGAAACATGGTCTCAATACCGCAATCGTTTAGTTAGACATTACATTGATGAAGGCTATCCGCCTCGTCAAGCAGTAGCTATAGCTTATTCCCAAGTAAGGAAGCAACAAGCTCAGAAGCGGCAAAAGAAAAGGAGGAAATAAAAAATGACCGACTTCTGGGTAACTTACATATTAGTAGGTGGGGCTATAGGTTTGATGTATAAGATAATCTATGATTATTTACGAAACCGGAAAAATAACCATCATTTTAAAATGTATGAAGATTGCAAAGAAAGATTTGAACTACATTGGCGTGAAATCCAGGCTCTTTATGACAAGATAGAAAATATTTATGAAAGGCTGGAAAATAAAATAGAAGCTTTGAGCAACAGAATAGACAAAAAGTTTGATTTTTTGATTGATTTAATAAACAAGAAGAGCCATGTCTGAGGAGGGGATTAAATGCTTTTAGGTAGCATAGTAGGTTTAGTGGGTTCTTTGATTCCTGAGGTTATAAAAATTTATAAAGAAAAACAGCGGCACAAGCAAGAAATAGAAATGCTTGAACTTCAGCTGAAATACCAAAGAGAAATGACAGCCTTACGAATAGAAGAAGCAAAGGCTTTAGCCGCTATTGAACTTGATAAAAAAGTTTATGATTTTGCCGCTCCTATGGAAATTAAACCTACCGGAAAAACCTGGATAGATGCCTTACAGGTTTTGTCTAATGTTTTTAATCAAACCGTCAGACCTACCATAACTTATTTAGTAATTGCTTTTTGGTTAGCAATGAAAATAGCTATGTGGAAAACAGCAGGAGGAACTTTAGAAGCTATCCCTCTTGTTTGGACTTCAAGCGAAAACGAGTTTGTAGCGGCTATCATCAGTTTTTGGTTCGGGCATAGGGCTTTTTCAAGGGTTTTTGGTAGGCTATAAAATGACTCCCCGATGCATCGAATTAGTTAAGCATTTTGAAGGTTTTTCGCCTGTTCCTTATTTATGTCCTGCTGGTGTTAAAACAATAGGTTATGGACATGTAATTACCCCAGAGGAAAACATTAAAATACCATTATCAAAAGAAGAAGCTGAAGTTATTTTGATAATCGATCTTTTAAGAGTAGAAAAAGCTATAATTCCTTTTATAACAGCAAAGATTCATCCTTTTATGCTTGATGCACTGATCAGTTTTAGTTTTAATGTTGGAATTTACGCTTTTAAAGCTTCAACGCTTAGAAGAAAGTTAAATGCTCAAGAATACTTAGAGGCCGCAGATGAGTTTTTAAGATGGGTTTATGCAGGAGGTAGAAAATTAAAAGGCTTGATTAGAAGAAGAGAGGCTGAAAGAGGGTTGTATCTTGAAGGTTTAAAACTTTTATTTTAAAATGGATGTTGAAATGTTTTGAAAGTTGGTTATACTAATAATAGTGGGGAGGCATCTGATGAGGGTTAAACAAATTTTCAAACAAAACAAAAACCATAAAAGGAGGTAAGCCATGGCGAGGCGTAAAAAGAGGACTGTGAGAAAAAAGGCCAGGAAATAACTAAATTTTAAAACTATTTTTTAAATATTTTAAAAGTCAGATGTCTCCCCACTAATTAAGGAGGTAGAGGGTGGATGTGAAAAATGACATATTAAAAACTTTGGGGTTAAGCGGAACGATACCTCCTCCTTTGGAGGCAGGGCCGGTATCACCAGAGGTGTTACGGGCTAATTTATCTGGGCCTGCTCCTGAGGGGTTAGAAGTTATGAAAGAGGGAGCTTTGGCGTTGATTTATGTACTTGCTCAAGCGGTAGCTACTACTCCGCCTTATGATGATTATAATGATGTTGCGCTTGATATAATGAAACGTGTTGGAAAGGCTATAGATGTAAATGAAGCTTTGTTAAAAGCGCAAAATATTATGGGAATGGTAGCGGGACCAGGAACAACGATACCATCGCCAACACCACCGGCGCCATCACCTACGGCTACGCCGGCAACTACGGAAGCGCCGCCTACTGTTGCTCTTCCTGAAGAAGAAGAAACTGAAGTTTTAGAGGGAATGGAGATTTAAAATGAAATTTGTTAAAATAATCAAAGAAGAAATCAAAGAAGTTTTGAAAAGAAGAGCTAAAATATTTAAAATATTTATATAAGGAGGTGTAAATCATGTCTACTAAGAAGGGTAAAGTATATAACCCCGAGAAATATTCGGGGATATTAAGTGGGAAAGGTGTTGAGGCTTGCCCTGGTCAAACAGATCCTAAATACGAGGGCAAATTTAACAAACCTACTCGTAAGAGGAGTAAGTAAACATGGAAAGGAACGAAATACCTAAAGAGTTAATGAAGGTTTTTGAAAAGTTGTTAGAAGAAATCCAGTATGATGACGAGTGGCGTGAAAAGGTGAATCAGTTACTTCAGCAATATAATATCGATTATTACATCCCTGAGCCTAAGGATAAAAAGCGGGTAGAGGAAAAGGTAAACAAAAAGATAGAAAAGCTTGATGAAAAAGCGATAGAGCTTGAGACTAAATTAAAGACTTTAGAGAACGAGAAAAAATTACAAAAAGCCTATGAAATAATGGATAGGTACGGAATACCAAGAGAAAAATTGGCTGAGGTCGAACAATTGGCTAAGGAGGCAGGAATTACGAAATGGGAAACGGCTTGTGCGTTTTATGCTCAGAAACAGATGGAGCTAAAAAACATGATGGTAGGCAAACCAGTTACAAAACGGGAGAAGGATTTGATAAGCAGGTATTCAGGCATAGAAGGACGTGACAACTTAAAACAAGATCTTTTAGAATTATATAAAGCTATTGCCAAATAAATTTTTAGGAGGAGGTGGAAGAGATGCCTATTACCCCATATATAACTGATATTGGTGGAGGTTTTAGAGATTCAGCCACCTTAACAAGGTGGTTAAATGTTACAAGGCGTAATATTTTAATGTACGCCTTGGCCCAAAACCTTCCTAAAGTTTCGGCGCTTTTAAAGTTAATTTTAGAAAAACAGGATAGCCAACCATTCCAACATGATTTTGTGATGTTCCCTGTGTATGGCGGGCCTGATTCTTCTAACCAAGCTAACATGCAACCACGATATATGAACTTCACAACTGGTCAATTTACTGAGCAAGATTACTACGTAGATGTTCAATATGCTAAGTTTACTCCTTCTGGTCTCTATCAGACTTTTGAAGTTCAGTTCTTTGAAGGTTTGATTATGGAAAGCCCGCTTAACATCATTGATACCGTTCAGCTAAAAATCGAAGAAGCAGTTAGGCAGTTGTTTTTAGGGTTACAAACTGATTTGATGGGAACTCGAGGAACCAACGATCAGAAATTTTACGGAATTAAAGATGTAATTGATAACGGTGTTAACCAGCCTACTTTTGGTGGACTTAGCCGCTCAACGTATCCATGGTGGAATTCTCCTGTGTTTAATTATTCAGACTTAGCTGGTAATGAGAACTTGCCTATTTATGCGGTAATTAACCGTGGGATAAATAAATACTGGAAAGATTATGGAAACATTTACGGTATGCCGGCTGTTGCCTTTACTGATACTATGACTTTTACAAAAATTGCTGAAAGCTTCGTGTCTATTGAAAGGTATATGGTTGGCGACCTGAGGAGTATAGCTGAGGTCAGGGAATACAACATTAGAGGTATAGATATAGGCGGAATAGCTATATTCCCTGATCCTTATTTGAGCAATTACCAAGTAAGTAATTCCTATTATGGTGATATTTACTTTATTAACCTGGACCACATTTTCTTCACCGGAGCTTCTCCGATTGAATACTATATTACGGAATGGGTAAACAAGCAGGTTGCTGGCAAATTGGCTTGGAGTGCTTTAGCATTGATAACCGGTCAGCTTTACACTGATAGGCCCAGGGCTCACTTTATCATTAAGGGAGTACCTTCTATTGGTTAATATTGATTAAGCAGGGGGGGGAGCATTTTCACATGCTCTTCCCCCTTTATAAGGAGGAAAGCAGATGGCGTTTTTATATAATCATACTAATTCCCACATTTACATTAAATTAGGATGGGAAGAAGAAGGGATCGAAATCCCCCCAATGTCTAATTATGTTTTGCCTGATGGGTTGGCTGAGCTATTTTTTGGATTTACTTTAACTACCGAGGCTCAGTTAAAAGAATGTTATAACCGTCTGAGGAGTCTTGGGAACAAAATAAGTTATGAAGACTTTTTGAAGATTCATCAATCTTTGGTCAATGAAGGTTTGGTTAGTGAAGGCAAGGTTAGAACAAGGAGGAGAGGTGAATAAATTTGACCATAACAGCGGCTGATTATCTCCGAAGAGCTTTTGATAGGTATCCTGTTGCTTGGGATGAGAACCCTTTTATTTATCGAACCTTAAATTTTAGCCGCAATAAGGTAGCGTTAGATTTAGATATAACCACTGAAGAAACTTTTGACTTAACCGATAAACCTTTTTATGTGGAACTTTCTAATCCTTTTTTAGCAGTAAGACGTGTTTATTTGGTAGGAGACGTTTATCAGTACAAATTAACCCGCAAACCCAGCATTTTTGAGCCTTATCAAATTAATACCAAGCCATTACATTACGTTTTAAAAGCCCCGCAAAAGATTTTTTTAATCCCTCAGCAATATCGCATCGATAACGAAAAACTGAAGGTAGTTTATGTTCCTTTTTTGACTGATTTAAACAAGTTAGATGATGTTGAAAATTACTTGCCTGATATTGTTTTAGAATTAGTAGCTCTTCAGGTTTGTATTAGGCTTGCTGAAAACGATTTACAGTATGGTTTAAAAGCTTATTTTGAAAACGAATATAAATTGCTTTGTTTGATTTATGGTTCTAAGGGGGTATATTAATGCCTAAAAAGCAAACCGTTGCGCAATATCAGGTTAATCGTAAATATGAAGGGTTAGGTAATTTAGTTCAGATTGAAGCTCCCTTAATGGGTTTAGCTACTAATTTAGACAATACCAAAAGGGAACCTACTCACGCTCAAGAAATTTTCGGGTTACCTGACCTTAAATACGGATGGACAAACATCCCACGAGAAACTACAACCAACCAGGAAGCTTTTGATTTTTATACTTTTAATGTTCCTGTTGATGTAATCGTTGGAATAAAGGGTTCTTGTATTTATTTGCTTGATCTAAAAGAATTAGAGGTTCTTTATTTTTTCAGGTTTGAAGAAGTTGAACCTAAAACAGCGATTATTCTTAATGATATTGCTTTTGCTTGTTTAGTTCCTGGGCTTGGGAGTCCGTTACGTGTATTTTTTTGGCCAACCAATACAATTAACATATACAACCAAAACGGAAATGTTTTGGGATTTTTTAAAGGGCGACTTTTTATTGGTGATGGGAAAATTTTGCGGTTTTCAGGAACTGCTATAACTGATCCTTCTTTTCAAGGTGATCCTTTTGCGAGCGAAAATGGTGGTGGTTATTTAGTTTTACAGCATCCTCAAGTTTCTGAGATTTTATATTTAGTTCCTTATGAAGATATGCTTTACATTTTTACAGATGGTGGACTATTTGTGTTAACTGTATCTTTAGCCTCAAATGCACCTTCTACGTTTTATATCCTTGATACTGGCATAAGAATGAACTTTAAAAAAAGCAAACCTATTATAGTTTTTGATAAATTGGCAGTATTAAGCAACTTAGGGATGTTCTGGATTAAAGGTTTGCAGTTAGAAAGGTTTGATTGGCCGATTGCTGATCAAATTTGGCGCTTAGACTTTAAGAAAGCAGGCGTTGTAAATTACCAGGGACAAAAAATAATAACCATACCAAGTATACAAGACAATATAAGTGTAGGTTATAGTGTAGAATACAATCAATTTTTTTATTTTCCTTTTAAAATCATAAACGGCATTTATAATAGCGACAACACAAGTTTTTCTTTTCCGCCTGATGATTACATCCAAATTCTTTTTGCTAAAGAAGAATACTATCCTTTTAAATACACTTCGGTTTTACATGATTTAAACCAACCTCGTTTTAAGTTTATTAAAAATTTAAAGCTTAATGGCAAAGGTCATTTATTAGTAGATTTTTTATACGACATTTATGGATTGAAGCAATCTGAGTTTTATATCCAAACTGGTTCGGATTATTTAGAATTCAGAAGCCATATAGGGCGAAAAGGATATAAAATCGGTTTTTCCATTTATACACCAGACGACTATTTAGATTTTGCTTTTGTGAGCAAAATTTACATGAAGATACATCTCTTAGGACCAATAAATTGGTTCTATTATGTAGGATATCAGAATGATTAAGGTTAAACCAAGCAAAGATTATTATAAAGAGCTTTCAGATTGGTTGTATGATACTGATCAAGATCATTTGATGTTTGTTGATACTTTGTCTGAGTTATATCGTAGCTTTAAAGGAGTTGATCCTTCATTTCAAATACCCACTTTAGCGCAAATTGCCAAAACAGATGATTGGTATGATGTTATGCTGAAAAATTATAGAATTCATTTAACTTTAATGCAGTTTATGCAGGATCTGGGGGTGTCTTTAGATCCTCCTATTATAGTTGTTCCTAAAATTTTATTTGCTCACGACGAATCTGATTTGGTTTATAAAGAGTACTTGATGCACAGAGATATTGAGCAGTATATTATTTTATTAGGAGGGGGATGATGGATCTTTTTTCAAGTATAAAGAAAAAGAAGAAAAAAGCTAAAAGGCAGGCAAGAAACGTTCAAGAATTTATTAACTACTATCGGTCACTTGCTCAAAAAACACCTACTGTTAAAAGGGAGGAATTAATTAGGAAGCTTTTAGGAATAGTTTTGCCCAAAAAAGAAGCTGAAACGAGGGAACAAATTACTACTACTATAACTCCTACATGGGCAGAGGCGGAGCAAAGGGCTCTTAGTTTAGCTCAAACAGCGCCTGGTACGTTACCTGTGGATATAAGCAGATTTTTTGAAAGAAGAAAAAAAGAAGCGGTGGAAAGAGAAACAAAAAGAATTATGGAACAGCTGACTCCCGAATATATCCGTTCACTTTCTGAGTTTGCTCAAGCTTTTACTGCACCTGAAGCCGGTATAGTTGGAGGATTAGCTCAAAAATATGGCTATTTTTGGGGGAAAGATTACGGATCAGCAGGGAGAGAGGTAAGAAGAGCATTAAGTGAAGCTCAACAGCAGTATGTTAGTTTATTAGAAACAACGGCCAAATATTTGCAGGAATTAGGGATAACAGAAATAACAGCGGAGGATTTGTATAAGACAGTATGGGGATTTTAGACGAACTTATAAAAGGATGTATTACTTTAGGATGGTTTTATGCGGATGAGGATATGATGATTATATGGGCTTACTTGCCAGAAAACATGGAAGAGATTATGACTGTTGAGGATTTTTTAGAAAAAATACACAAACACGAATTTGATACCGTTTGTTTTTTAAAATGCTGGGGGAAACCCAAACCGTCAGCGTTTAAAAAGTTGCGTCAGAGGTTTTTTAATGAAAAAATAAGAGTAGTAAAATGGGTTAACCTAAAAGGTAAGTTAAGGGAGGTGAAAGTATGGGAGCCGTTGGTGGTATCGTAGGTATTGTTAGTAGTATCATAGGGGTTTTATCTGGGGTATCTTCTATTCTTAGGGCTTTTAAAGCTCCTAAGATTCCTAAAATTGAAATACCTCAAGAAGTATTTAGCAGGCTTAGAACGAGAATAGAAAGCATAACTCCTATAAGCGAGACGGCAAGACGAACAGTTTTAGAAGCTTTAGATCGTTTTAGGCAAGGTATTTTAGATCCAAGATACAAAACTCAATTGGATTTTGCCTATGCTCAAAAACGAGCCCAAGCTCAAGCCATATTAGCCGCAAGGGGATTAATAGGATCCTCTATTGAACAACAAGTAATAAATGAGCTTGATAAATGGTATCAGCAGAACTACTACACTCTTTTAAATCAACAGCTTCAGGATGCTTTAAAACTTAGTGGTTTAGCTGGGGAAGACATAAATGCCATCCTTTCTGAATTAAGCGCTTACACACAAGCGGCACAAGCCCAAGCCCTTGCTACTCAGTTAGGAGCCTCTGCTTATTTAGGGCAAACTTTAGGAATGCAATCAGGAATACAAAGCCTTACAGCTGGACTTGGGGGATTATCTGGATTTTCACAACAAAAATCTGCTACTCAAACCGGAACTTTTACTTCACCCTTGACCGAATTGTCTTTTGAAGATTTAGGTTTTAGGTTGACTAAATAAGGAGGCTAAAATGCCTTTGAGTGAATTTGCAAAAGAATTTAAGCTTACATCCCCCACTGAGGCTTTAAAAACAAGTTTTAATTTAATACCTAAATATACAGAATTAGAATCAAAAACTGATGCTTTATTAAAAATGTTGGATCAACCAAAGGTTTTTCAGGCTTATTTAGTAAAAACCACCATAGAAACTCCCAAAATATTTGAAGAAAAAATGCTGGAAATTACTCCTAAAAAAGAAAAAGCCCTTGAAGAGATTTTTGATACTTTAAATCAAATCCAATCAGTAACTCAAAATTGGGCCGAGAATTATAAGAAAACGATAGCTGAGTATCTTACAAAAATAACGGATGCTTATTCTGAGCTTTTACAAAAGGCGCCTCCACTGACACCCGATGAAAAAACGCAGTGGGCCCGACAGTTAGCCTTAGCTTTAATGGGGATAGCTTCATTTTTCCATCCAGGACATTCTTTGTATTATTTTTTAGCCATTCCGAAGGTCTTGGAATATTGGAGGAACGAGGATCTTGCTAATTTTGAAATGGCGATGAACAGGTTTAATGCCGCTTTACAGTTAGGCAAACTTAAGATTGAACATTTGTCTACTTTATTAGAAGCTGAGAAAAAAATGTTGGATATTGAAAGAGAAACCAAAATAGAACCGTTAAGAAACCAACTTGAGCTTTTGAAGTCTGAGTATAAGGCTTTTTTGGGATTAGATAACGAGTTGTTCAAAAAATACCTTGAAGAATTGGTTAACTTACCCAAAAGACTTATGGATGCTTACAAAGTAATTGACGCAAGCGAATACCGTGAGATGTTACTACAATTAAGGCAATTAGCAGAAGAAAGAAAAGAAGCAGATAGAAAACTCAGAAATTACTTAATGCTTCAAAGGCTTGAACTTTCCAGAGGAAAGCAAGAAGAAAAAGAAAAGATAACGGCTACCGATCGAACCAGGATGATGGGGCATGCTGAAAAGTTTGCCCAAAGAATTAATGACTTTTTAGCAAATTATAAAGGAGAAGATTTGGAAAAAGCAGTAATAGAAGCCCAAAAGATGATAGCCACAGAAACAAGAGAGTTAGACGAATCAAAACCTGGATTAGGTAAAGTTTTTAAAGATTACTTAATGAGCGTTTTAAAAGGACAATATGCAATGAACGAAGGAATTGACATGCTTATAAGGTTTGAAGAAAGCTTGCGGCCTACATCAGGTACTATACCTTCTGTACTTAAAAAGAAAGAAACAGGAATAAGCTTAACGCCATTATTGGAAAAGCTTAGGATATGGAAAAGGTAGCGCAATTCAAACAAAATTTTCCTGAGCTTTTTCAGCCTACGTTAGGAAAGGGGGTTTTAGAAGAAGTTCCTCGTGAATTTAAAGAAACCTTTCCTTATCTTTTTCAGCCTCAAAAAGTTGAAATTGATCAATTAATACCTGAGCCTGAACAAATTAAACTTAAAACAAAAGACGAAGTAGATTTTAAACATTTAGCAAAAGAAATAGGTTTTGATTTATTTTTTACTTTTTTGGGTATGGGGGTAGGTTTGCCTCGGTTGGCAACGCTTCCTTTTCGAATAAACAGATACATCAGATTAGCAAATAGCATAACACGAGCCGTTACAAAAACGAAATATATAGGTCCAGTAGCTGAGGCTGTTGCAGAAGAAGCTTGGTTGGCCGCCAAATTAGGAACCATTCTTGGTTTAGCCCGAAAAACCGTTGGACCAATTGTTGGTGTTGAAGAGCGGGATATTCCTGAGCTGATTAAAGAATTTGGAATTTTTGGGATCGGAATGCGTGGTGTTTTAGGGGTAGTTAAAGAAGGTTTTAGGTTTGGATTAAAAGCTGTTCCTTTTTCTATTGATGTGATAGATAAGCTGGTTTTACAAAAGGTAAAACCTAAAAAAGAAGTAATCAGTTTAAAAGATCGAGTTTTAAAGCTCTTTCATCAAAGAGCTCCTGAGGCTGTTGGGGTTTTACGGAAGTTAAGTAGCTATAATGAGCAAATTTTAGCTCGTTCAATTGTAAGGCCGTTAAATGAGGCTTTTGAAAACACAGTGGTTCAAAAAGAATGGGGAGACTTTGTTAAAAACTTAGCTGAACCTGTTAAACGGCTTTTAGGGGACGAAGCCGCTGAAGATTTTATACTTAAAGTTTCTGCTTACCATTATCCCGAAAACCCATTTTTATTAACCTTTCTTGAATTAGCTAAACAGCCACAAACTCCTTATCAAGCTACAAAACGCCTGTTTTGGGAACAATTAGAACAGCAAATGCCTGAGGTGGTTGAAGAAACCTGGAAAGCTTTTTGGGAAAACGCTAAACTTCGCTTGCAAAGAGAATTAAACCGCATAATTTTAACTCAACATCTTGAACGATATATTGCTAAAAAGCCTTATGTAGCTCAGTTTGCCGAGCTTGAAGAAGCTTTAACTAAAATCGATGTTCCATTCCTCCAAAACAGTCTACAAAAATTAAACGTAGCTTTAGAAAGACTTAGGGTTAAAGATCCAGAGAAGTTAGCTTTTTATCAAGAAGAACTTAATAGCCTAATAAAAGATCTGCGCAAATTCTTGGATGAAAACCCTGTAGTAAAAAACTTAAATGTTTTTCCCGAGCAAATTTTAACAGAGCTAACTGAAGCTACTCGGCCGCTTTTAAAAGAAAGGATAAAAGCTTTAAACACATCAATTACTGCTGTTTCTTTATTCCAAAAACTTTTTGGCGATTTTACTCCAATCAAAAAAACCGTAAGGCTTCCCCAAGAGATATCAAAAGAACTTAGTTTTTGGAATAATTTATTTAAAGCTTTAAAAGCTAAAAAAGCTCGAAGGTTTGTTGAAAGCGTTCTTAAAGGAAGTCCCCCGCTTCAGTATTCTGTTTTGGGGTATTTGTTTAACGATGCAATAGCACAGTTTAGAGGAAGAACCGAGGAGTTATTTGCTCATTTTGGTATTACAGCTTCCAAAATAGGCGGAAGTCAATTAAAGAATTTGGTAAAAAAGTTTGAAAGTTACAAGTTCCACCTTAATCGGCTGAGGCTTTTAGCCCGTGAAGTAATTCATCATGGTGATTTAACCCCTATAAAGGACAAGCTTGTTGATCTTCTGTTGTATGGAGGCCGAAACTTCTGGAGATATAAAGAAACGACAGAGATGCCGATTTTCCGTGAAATTTTTGACGCTTACATTCCTCGTGTAGGTATTAAACATTTCTTTAAACCTCCTTACGATAAAAAAACACTTGTATTAGAGGAACTGCAAGACGAAATTCTAAGGGTTTTCCAGCGAGCACCAAATTGGGTTTATATGTACGAACCCTTACAAGCTTTAAAAGCCAGAAAATTCAGAACCTTATTTGAAAGTTTCCAAAGAGGATTAGGTAAATACATCATAGAAGCAAAAGCCCAAGGCAAAACAGCAGAAGAAATCATCGAGGGTATTTTTGATCGGTTTACCTTCACTGGCGGGTTAACTTTACCACATGCTATAGCTAATCGTTATATAATTCCTCGCTTTATAAACGAGGTTTATCATAAGCTTGATGATGTTGTAAAAGATCCCAATCTTTCTAAGTTTTTAGATCCTACAAAGAAAGAATTGATAACGCTGAACTGGTTAGGAAAAACCGTTAAAATCAACCGTGAAATCGCTGAGGCTTTAGGGGATTATTTTGCTGTAATCACAGGAAGGCATCGAACAATATATGAAGGATTATCTTTAGTTCCAATTAATAGTTTGATGAAAAGATTATTTTTGTGGTTCTCTGTTACTTTTCATGGAAATGTATTGGCTTTGAGTACTGCGGCTTTGAATTTGCCATGGTGGACCAAGATGCGAATCATTATAAATTCTTTGTGGGATGCAATTAGGGTGATAAGCACAGGAGTAGATAATTTAAGTTTTCATCAAAAATTGATTGAAATTTATCGAACAACGAATGCTCTAAAAAACAAAGGGTATGATGTGGTAGATATCCCTATCAGTGGTTATTTAGAAGGTTTCAAAAGGTTTGGTGAATATCTTTTACATTTAAAAGGAGCTATAGAGGGTATAAAGCCTTATTTAAAACCTGAGACTCTTCAAAAAATAGAGTCTTTGCCTTGGAAAAGGGCTTTAAACCACAGTTTCTTTGTCCCTGAAAATATGCTGTGGGTGGGGTTTTATTCTGGGTTAAAAATTAGAACAGCATCTGAAGCCATAAAACTATTCCAAAAAGGAGTAATAACGGAAGGTCAGTTAGCCAATACTTTTAAAAGCATCAATGATGTTTTTGGTGGATGGCATGGATGGAAATACTTTAGTCCTAAAGCTCAACAAATGTGGCGTTTGCTTCTTTTTGCTCCTGACTGGTATGTCAGCCTTTTTAATAACCTTAAAACATGGGCTACTCAAACAAGCCCTTTGGTAAGCCATTTTTATCCTTCTTTATTGCGTTTAAGGTTTTTTGTGGCCAACGCTTTGAACTATGCTATTTATGGAGATTCACCGGTAGAACACCTTGATTTTTCAGATCCCAACAATTTGTTAAGGTTTTTATTAAAAGATTGGCGTGAAATGTTTATTATTAGATTTCCTATTACTGATAAAACAGGCAAAAAGCGATTAATAACAATTGATGTTTTAGGTCCCGAATATGAAACGTTTGAGTTGATTGGGTTAGCTCAATTTGCTGACAGGTTGCTTTATGTTTTAGAACATCCGACTTTAGATTTTAAACAAAAAATATCTCAGCTAATAGCGGGAACTGGATTTGAATTTTCAGGTTTTTGGTTGACTAAATTATCCTCAATTTTAAGATTTTTTGCTGATTTTAGAGATCTAATCAGAAAAGAAAAGAAGGAATTAATTGATCTTAACGAAATGGGCAACAGAGTGGCTTCTTCTTTCTTTCCACTGATTTTTATCCAACTTTTAGGGATAAGGTATCCTTATCCTACTCCAAAAAAATACGAAGATTTCTTTAAAATAGCTCGATTTTTAAATACTTTGAGCTTTAAAATAAGAGCTAACGAAATTTTTGCTGATGTGATTTTTGAGCAAAGGCATAATGAAGCATATATAAACAGATACTTCAACGAATGGATTAGGGATTACCAAGAGGTTTTAAGACAAAAAGAAATTTTCTTTAAAACCCCAATACCCAACAGAAATTTACAAAGGAGAATTGTCGAGCAATTGGGCAATCACTACATAAAGTACTTCATTTTGCCTGTTTTACAGCGGGAAGACCCAGAAGATTTAAGACAAGCCTATAAAATCGGAGCTCAGATGTTACCCCAAATCAGAGAAGATATTACCCATTCGGCTCTACCTGCAAACTACAAAACAAGAATTTATGAATACATAAGAAATTCTTATAAGAAAGAGATAAAGAGGTGGTTTGAAATTAAAAAGTTTAAAGAATTCATTAAACAGTGATATAATTTAAATAGGAGGTGTATCATGGCTCAGACCTGGAGGGATTTAACTGAAGCTTTAAAAGAATTAGCCAGTGAAATTTTAGAATTAGCCCGTGATGCTTTTAAAGAAGGGCAAATTGAACAAGGGCTTAAGTTAATGAGTGAGTTTAGAAAAGCTATCAAAACCGCTGGAGAACTTAACCTGATTGCTGGAACTACCTCGGAGTGGGAAGAAGACGAAGAAGACTTAGAAGAGTTGTTCCTTCCTGAAAAGCCTGAGCAAACGAATAGTGATGAGGAAGACGAGGAAGAAGAGGAGACGAACGGAGAGGAGGAAGAATTTGAAGAAGATGAAGAGGAGGAATTTGAAGAATCTGAAGGAGATACGGTAGAAGGAGCAGTAAAAACTTTGACTTTAGAGGATATTTTACAAAAACTTCAAAGGAGGTCTAAATGAAAGAAGCTAAAGAGAAGAAGCAGACGAACAATTTTGCTTTAGGGATAATTTTGGGGATACTTGGGAACGTTAAAAGTATTTTATATGTTTTTGCCACGTGTTTAAGCGGTTATCTTTTCTATCAAGCCATGTTATCTCAAAGTTGGATGGCAATGATTTGTTCTTTAGGATTTTTATTGATCAGCTATTTACCAATATGGAAGCGAGGTTAACGCTTAAACAAGCAAAAAACGCCCAGAGGTTAATTCAAGAGATCGAGAATCTTCATCCATCGATTAAAAGGAAAATCTATGAAAAGATATGCGAAATTTTTGAAAATGTTATTAATGTAAGGGTTGAAGGGGTGGATCCTATTAATAAAGGCAAAAAATTAATAATCTTTGTTATCTATCAGCATGATCAGGTTGGGTATTTGGCTTTAGATTTTTGTATCAAGTACTACAAAACTACTTTGGATTTTGACAGCTAAAATGAACTTACAAGACCTTTGTCGAAAATTTGTTAAGTGGGCCAACTTTCTTCAGATAAACTCCAAGGATTACGGGCTGATTAAGTTTTCGCCTAAAAAATGGTGGGGTAGCCAAAAGCTTTTATTGAAAAAGATTTATGAATCAGAAGACGAACAAAGGACCTTTATTGTTCTTAAGGCCAGGCAATTAGGGATAACTTCCTTTTTAAATGCTTTTACGCTTTTTTATCATCAGACAATCCCTAACTCTAAGGGAGCCGTTTTAATGGCTGATTATTCTGATCTTGAGATTATTAGGCGAACAATTGTTCATGATTTTTATGACACGTTAGATGAAAGAAAAAGGGTTCTTTTAGTCAGGAATTCAAGAGATGGTTTAAGGTTTGCTAATAATTCCTCCATACACTTCCTTTACACTGCAAAAAGATCAACCAACCGTGGGAAAACCGGACGAGGTAAAGGCTATAACTTTTTACATGCTACAGAGGTAGCTTACTTTAACTCGTGGGAAGATTTTCATTCCTTGCAACAGAGTTTATCGGATTTACATCCTTATAGATTTTACATTTACGAAAGCACAGCCAACGGCTATAACGAATTTTACGACCTTTATGAAACTGCTAAAAAGTCCCCAGCCATGAAAGCTATTTTTATAGGTTGGTGGGCTAAAGAAACTTATGTTTTGGACCCTTCAAGCAAGATTTATAAGTACTACAGCTATCCATTAAACCGTGAGGAGAAAGAATGGGTTGATGCTGTCAAAAAGCTTTATGGATTTCAGATAACGATGCCTCAAATGGCTTGGTGGAGATGGAAGTTATATGACGCTTACCATGGAAATAAAAACTACGCCCTTCAGGAACTTCCTTTTTATGAAGATCAAGCTTTTCAATTATCAGGTAATCGATTCTTTGATGCGGTACTTCTTAAAAACCTTGAGGATAATTTAAAAGAAGAAATCAAAAACGAATTAATCAAAGAAAGAAGCTATCGTTTAGCTTATGATGGGAGCAATTTTGTATTTCAAGAAACCAATGTTAAGCCTAATTTACTGATTTGGGAATTTCCTGATGCGGAGGCTGTTTATGTAATAGGAGCTGATCCTACTATGGCGGCTAATCCAGATAGCGATAATGCGGTAATATCAGTATGGAGAGCTGAACCCGAAAAAGTCTATCAAGTTGCTGAGTTTGTGGATAATCAAGTAAGTCCTCAGCTTTTTGCAAGATTTATTTTGCTTTTAGCTGGTATTTACAACGGAGCTTATATCAATTTGGAAATAACAGGACCAGGACAATCCACTTTAAGAGAAATTGATTATTTACGAAAGATGGGATGGGTTCCTGAAGTGGTTTTAGACCATGAATCAAAGGAATATTTACAAAACAATATTCGTTATATTAAAGAATATTTGTATTGCAGAGCAGATTCTTTGCGAAAAAGCTATGTAAGGCATTGGAAAACTACTCCTGATACTAAAGTTGATTTATTTCATGTTATGCGGGGAGCGATAGCCGAAAATAGGGTGGTAATACGTTCAAAAGAGCTATTAAAAGAAATGAAGACGGTAATAAAAGATGGAGCTATTATAGAAGCCCAATCAGGATTTAAGGATGATAGGGTAATTGGAGCGGCTTTGGCTATTGAGACTTATATGAGGTTTGTTCGTGGAAGGGTTGATCGAATAAAAAAGCAATACGCAAAAGAAAAGAAGGTTTTAAAGCTTGGCAGTATTATCATACCTATCCAATAATTCCTGATTTTGGGGGTTTTGGGAAACTCGCTTGTTTTCTTCTATTTCAACCCTGAAAAGATCTTCAAAATCTATATCAACTCCTCGTAAAGGACCTACAGTTTTTAGCTTTTCGAAGGCTTTTTTGAGCCTTAAAGGGGTGTATTCGTAGAAACGTCTACGAACGGATAAAGCATCAGCAATAAGAGAAGTAGTAACAAAAAAAGGGTATTTTTGAAAGGAAGGATGAAAAAAGGCATAATCATAAGCCAAAATGCGAGCAAAAGGTTTAGGAAAAAGGGTTAAAAGATAAAGATAGAGCGCACGGGTCTCTATTAACAGATCTTTTAAATCAGCAGGGATTAAAAACTTACGATATTTTCTCTTGGATATTTTGGCATAAAACTTAGCATCAGCCTTTAACAAAGATTTAACCTCATCCCAAGAAAAAACCTCCGGAATATCAAAGAAATAATAAAAGGTCTTAATTATCTCAACCCAGCTTAAGTTTTCCTTGATACCTTTCAAAATAAAAAGATGAATAGCTTCTAATATCACGTCATAAAAAACTGTTTGGTAATAACTACTGACTTGCGTTGTGATTTGGGGATGTTTTCTTTTTCTCATTTCCGTTTCCCTTTACACCTTTTCCCAACCTAACATTTGATAAAAAGCTTCCCAAGCGCAAAATTCTTCAAAAGAAGAGGTCGTTGACCAACTTAAATAACATCTAACTTCATTAGGATAGTACCACCAGACTTCCTCTATGTTTTCTACTCTTACTTCTCCGTTGCTTTCTAAGAAAAGCCGAACCCCTGAAGAGGGAAGAACGTTAAGGTCTTGAGCTTCATGTTTGAAAGTAATCTGTTTTCTGTTCATTCCGTAAGGTCCGTAATAAACAATGGTTTTTAAGAACAAGACCTTCATTTTTTATTCAATCGTTATCTTACACGCAGGCTCTTTTTTAGCATATTCCCTCTTTATTTCATCAGGGATATCATACCTTGTTTGCCAATAAAGCTTTACTTTAACCATATATTCCCCAACCATAAAAGCCTTAAAATCTTGGTTTTTACTCAACATTTCTTTCATCAATTCCTTATTAGGCTTGAAAGTTGTTTTAATCTCCTCTTCTAAAGCTTCATATTCGTTTTTATAAACCTCTAATTCCTTCAAGCGGCGAATTTTCTCGATAATTTCTTGATTTGCATCTTCAAAAATTACTTGTTCAAAGCCAGTCGTTTCCCTCAGACAAAAGGCCTTATACTCGCAATTCAAGCACATTTTTAACATTTCGGGATGCGTTTTAAAAATAGGCTCTGGAACCTCTTCTTTTTTAACATATTCGTTAATAACTAAGCATTTGTTCAGAATCTCTTTTGCCCTTTCAGGATCATAACTCATAAAAACTTCCTTCCATTTCCCATCTAATCCTCTTAACAAAAGAATCCCTCCTTCAATCTTCTCGTTCTCCGCATAAGCCATATGAAGATACATGTTCAACTGGTGATACCACCCTCGATAATAAAACCGATCAGAAGCCAGCAAATCATTAGGGGAGCGGAATTTATGGAAATGATACGGATCTACTGATTTGATTTCGATTATATAAGTTTTCCCATCAACAATTATTTTTCCATCAATTTTCCCGCTTAACTCGTATTCCTTCAAATAGTAGCTTTGTTGTTGCATAACCACATCAAATCCAGCCTGTTGTAAATCAATGATAGTCTGTTTTTCAAGAGCTTTCCCAACATCAAACCGGCACTGTAGTTCAAAAGATATAGGAGGCTTAACCTGCCATAAGGTTCGTTCATAAACCAAGTATCTTAAACAATCATGGCCTATCGTAGAGGCCCTATTGGTGTGAACTGGAATAACCCCACCCTTTTTAATTTGAGCTATTTTTTCTATCAACATTTTTAACCTCCTTTTTCTTGTTTTTCTTTTTCTTCTAACTTTTTAATAAATTGAACAATAAGAGATTTAAGTAAAGTAGAAAGATTTGTTTGATATTTTCGGGTTATTTCTTGGAGTTTGTTATATAAAGACTCGCCAATATTGAGACTTATGTAATAAATTTTCTTTTCTGTTTTTTCTGCTCTACGTCTTTTTATAGAATTAAGGCTTGATAAATCCAGATCTATGTTTGAAGGAGCGACTAATAAAGATAAGGGGGCATCTTCAATAAAACTTTTAATTGCTTGCCTAACTATTTCGCTTTTAGGAATACATAATTTTTCAGACAAGGCTTCCAACGCATCCATCACGTGTTCTTTTATGCTTGTTCCCATCCTATAGAATTTCAAATCATCTTCTTTGTTGCTTGGTTTCTTATTCAGATAAATATCATAAACCTCCGGGAATTCTTCTTTATAAGCTTCAAAAACACGTTGAAGAGCGGTATTAACTAACTGACTAAAATGCCAATTAACACTTGTCAAATAAGCGGCTATCTTTTCATAAAAATCTTTATCAAACCGAAAACACAGTATTTTCCTCATCCTACATTCCTCTTCCCCTTACTCATCATCTATCTTGTCAATACTCAACACCGTATAATCTCTCAAAAAGCGTTTTAATTTCTCTGCTTCTTCTGGGGTAACTTCGTAGTCAAGGTAATATTTGCCTAATCCAAATCTTACGCTCCACGTATTTGTTTTCTCGTTTTTCAGGAACGTTATCGAAGAGATGTTGTAAAAGGATATAAAGTCGCCGCCAACCTCTATATACTGCCTCATAGGTCCCTCCTTGTTTATTTTTTAAAGACAATAGTTTTCTTGATTGGTCCTACTACGCTTTCAATTTCTTCAACACTATATCCTCTTATACCAAGCATTCGTGATATTCCACGTGCAATTAAGTTTCCGTACGCATCTTTTATCACATCAGAAACCTTAATCTGATCAGGAGGAAGGTTTTTATATTTCATGTCTTTACTTGAACGAATACCATAATCTTGTAGTTTTCTACCCTTCCATTCAAATTCGCCTTTGATTACCACATAAAAATGTCCATCATCAAGGTCAACTTTTTGAGGCTCTTCTAAAATTCTAAAGTTAATCCCAAACATTTGAGCTAATCGTTCGGCTCCCTGAGAACATAAATAAGCAGAACCACCAAAATTTACCCAGTCCGTTGCCCTTGTCAGCTTTAAAACAGCCGACTTCAGCCGATCTAAAAACTCCAAGCGCTTCTCTACTTGGGTGATGGCTTCAATAAATTCGTCTTTAACAGCAAGAGAAGATAGCGGCTCTATTACGGAAGGTACTGCTGATTCGCTGGCTTCAAAGTCAATGGATATTTGCTCTTTTTTTTCTTGCCCCTTTATGCCTTGCCCTTCCATTTTTACACCTCCTTTTTCTTTTTGTTTTTTATATACCATATTTTTCGTTTTTTGTCAAGTCCCCTTTTTTAAAACGGAAGATCATCGGTATCTACCGAAAGCTTTTGGCCTTCCAGGACAGCTAATTCGGTGAGCAATTGGTTAGTAAATTCTTCGCCGAGTTTAGCGAGATCAAATTCGTATCCTGAGGCGACTAAAGAGATGGTGGAATATCTGATTCGTTTTATTTGTCTAATAGCTTTTTCGCCTTTCGTGATCTTTATTTTAGGAATCAGGATTTCTTTATCGATCAAGACCTTTTTTACGATGTTTTCGTTTAGCTTAGCAGAGTCACAAAAATCAGATAAGGCTTTAGAGATTAAGAAAAGCCTATTATTATCAACGAAAAATATCCCATACAAATTCCCAACATTAGCTGTAGGTCCTTTAGTAAGGACATCGTTTGAATAAATCAAAAAACGAGGCAAATTCTGAAGGATAAATTCAGTAAAGCTGTTTATGACGAAGTCTTCTATATTGATCATTTTTCTTTCAGCTTGAGCTGATAAAACCTCTCCCATCTTTTTAAGCAAGCGTTCGGTTTCAGCTTCATTAAGATTGTAATATTTCTTTAAAAAGGCCAAAGCCTTCTCTATGGCTTTCATGAAAGGAAAGCTTTCATATTGTTCAAGAGGCAAACGTTCTTCAAAATCATTGTTTTCAAGATATTTAATCCAATCAAACCCAACCCCTTGCATATTCGTAACCGCCGTAGCTATTTCACGTGGATGATAATAGATGGTGTAATCGGTCCATACCGAAGGTTCAATATAAAGCGTTCTCCTAAAAGCACCCCAACGATCAAACCGTAACTCCTTTTCCCCCGTACAAAAAATAACCGAATTTTGCTCCCTAAAATCAATCTCCAAAGTCCTTGTCCCCCGCATTTTCCCTCTCCCTGAAGCAACCAAAAATACTAATTCTTCTACGCTTTTATCCGAAATAAGCGCTAACTCATCTAAAAGAACAGGCAAATTTTTAAAACGTTGTATTATTAATTCCAAACCGGTTGCGGTTGCTTTCGTGGTTAGAGGGGTAGTTGCATCGTAAAACAAAGAAACGACGAATTGGGAGGTTAAAGTTTTTCCGACTTCACGAGGGCCTATGTCAAAAACCGAAAATCCTTTTGCCGTTTCATCTAAAAACAGCGCCGAACAACCAAGCACGATCTTAACCCCTAACAAATTCCCTTCATGTAAAAGCTTACGTACGATTTTATGTTGCTCTTCAACGTTCACGTATAAAAATAACCTGTCAAGCTTTTTGTTAGCATGTAATTGACAAGCTAAATTATAACGCCCTAAAGCTTCGTTGTTTAAAGGATGTAAAAAGACCTTCGTTTTATTTGGTAAAACAAGCCATCCAGTATGATGGTAAATTTGTTTTTCTTTTTTCTCGTCTAAGAGAGCGTAAAGCAAATATTTAAAGTTAACGAGGTCTAAGATAGGTCGAGCCAGGAACTCTTTTATTTCTTCTGCATCAAGCCCAACCTGTCCTTCCCGGTAATTTTTAGCGTCTTTAATTAATAAAACGGCTTTTTGCTGATTAGGATCGTAACAGGTTTCTATAACCCAGAAGCCGCTACAAACCGGTTTTAAATAGCCTTTTGTAGTCAATACGTACCAATCGCCTTCAACTAAAGCAAACGTTTTACCCCATTTTTTAACGATTTTTACGGCTTGTACTAAAGCTTCTTCGGTTAAAACTACATCTTCACCTTTCTGAAGAATCTGATATTTACGAGCATGGTCTTTTAAAAGGGTGGTTAGATGTTCGGCTGTACTTGGTTCGACTAATTGGGTGATAATTGATATACCAGCTATTTGATCAAGATCTTTTTCGTATGTTTCGCTAATAGCGCTTAAACGTTGCGACCAAGGATCAGTATCATTTAAAGCTTCATATAATTCTCGCCTTAAGATATCACTTACTTGCTCTTTCGATAAACCTAATTTCCTCCCAATTCCAGCTAATCCTAACCAAAACAACTGCCTGTTCCCTTCTGCGTAGTATTTTTTGATAATTTCCACGATTTCAAGGAAGCAATTTAAAGCACCAACGTCGCCAACAGCGTTTTTGTAGAACTTAATTTTCTCGGCTATTTCTTCAGCCATAAAAGTTTTACCAGCTTTTTCACGGGCTTTTTTGATCAAGGAATGGTATCCCGCTAAACTAAGTATGGCAATTTCTAACCGTTTAGTCGCAAAATCAAAGTTTCTTAGGAAACGGTATTTATAGATCGTTCCATTTTCACGAATTTCAGAAGGTGGGGCTACTACGTATTTTTTACCGAAACAGAAATCGATTTTAAATTTACCGTCTTTGTCTTTAATACAGGTAGTAAACTGATCTTGGGGAGTAGCATCAAAAATGATGAAATAATAATGGAAACCACGTCGTGTCCTTACTACTACGGTTGGTTGATATTCTGTTTGTTCTTCAAGCCACGCCGCCGTTTCCTCATTATCACAATCAATAACAGCCAAATTTTCGAACCCAGTTACGATACCAATATTCCCATCATGATTATCCCAGTTGTAATAAAAAGGTTTCCCTTCGTATATATCATGTAAAGGTAGGTCTTTAATGGGAATTTTAGAGTTAAAAGCTAAAGGTATGACTTTAAAATTATATTTTTCGTAAAGTTTTAAATATTCTTCGAGAAGAGGATCAATAATCTTAGGACGAGGAGGTTGACGGTGAATTTTCATGGTCCTTCCTTCCTTTAAAGAATTTTTCGTCCATTCAGTTCATTTTCTCTTCGTCTCAACTCCCTTTCTTTTAAACTTTAACACTCTTCCACCCCCCTTCTGCTATGACGTTCTCCGTTTCCGAATCTGTTCAAGTCCCTTCTTTTCTTTTTTTATTCTTTTCCGCATCAAATTCCAACATATTTCTGATTTGTTCGCTTCATTTCACCTCTCCACCTTTCTCTCTCCATTCCTGTTCACAATCTCCTCATCGCTTCCCGTCATCTCCCTTCCCTCCCCCTCCACTCTTAATCGGTTCGACTCATCTCCATTTTTTCATTACTTCTATCTTTACCAATCCATTTCTTTCCTTCCTGCTCTACTTTCCTCAGTTCTTCTCTACTTCTGTCCCCAGCCAAATCGATTCTGTTCTAATCTCCTCCTTGTCAGATCTGTTTGATTCTTTGCCAAGCCACTCCCTTTCATCTCCCGTCTCATCATCTCTTTTTCATTTTAGTTTTTCGTTACTTCTATCTTTGCCAATTCCCATCTTCTCACTTCAACCCCCCTCCTC